CAGCGATGGTTCTCTCCATGTCTGACCGTTATGCAGTGCATCGGTCTTTTGGCCGTTTAACGTTTAGCGTATGGAGGTTTTGCTATGCCACGAGGAGTTACGAGATTAAGGACACGGTTAGTGCCCCACCCAAAAAGTGGGGCAGTCCGTACTGGTACATGGTATCAGTACTACAACAACAAGTGGAATCTGGGGTATCCTACCCCGGATATTACTGTTGTTCCCAATACACCTTACAAAACAATCGAGGCCTGTCGGGATGAAACCCATAAACATGGCGTAGTTTGGAATGAAGGTGGTCCGTTCCTTAAGATAAAAGTCTCGTTACCTAAGCCGGAACTTCAAGGTTGGGGGGATTACAATTCCGGATCTGGTGTTGTTTATACACCCGGTCTCGGATACGTGCCTGTTCGATATGTTGGTGGTTATACCAATCCGACATTCACTGGCGACTCTTACTCTTCCGCAGATTATGCGAATTTTAGTAAGATGTTAAACCCTTCTATTACAGTTCCGTCTCTCGATGGCTGGGGTCCTGCGGCGTGGGCTAAGACTGCGCCGAAGATTGAAATGGCCAGCGGCTTCGTGTTTCTCGCGGAATCGCGAGATTTACCACGAATGATGAAAACTTCGTCCGAAGCTTTCCATGATACATGGAGGCAAATGGGTGGAAGTTCCATCAGTGCCAATATGGCACCTAAGAAGGCCGCTGATCAATTTCTCAACCATGAATTTGGTTGGTCTCCGTTTCTGTCTGATTTGCAAAAGTTTTACAATGCATATCAAAACACTGCTAATTACATGTCTCGAATGAGTCATGGTAACGATCAGTGGCAGCATTACCGGAGGACCCTTGTAGATGATTTTCAGACTACGAAACTAGATTCGGGGACTGGCTTCAGGTGTGAACCTGCTGGCTATATCCACGAAACCATGTTTTCGGAACCAGGAAAAGCAAACTGGGAGGTTTGGGAAGAGAAATATTCCCTTATCCAAACTTCCGGTGTGTTTAAATGGTATAAGCCTGAATTCGATTTATCACAGCCTGGTTATTCCAGTGCTTGGAACCGTGTCATGCGTCAAGCGACGATGTACGGGGTCCGTGTGAGTCCATCGAACATCTGGAGAGCAACACCCTGGACATGGCTCATTGACTGGGGACTTAACGTTGGTCAAAATATTGATCGCGTTACAGAATCCCTTCTCGATGGCGTCGTGTCCAAATACCTATACCTCATGTCTCACCAGATCAGGAGGGTTGTACTTAAACAGTACATCCCTTTCAATACTGGCGGGCGACTTTTGCAATGGGCTCGAGTAATCGAGTCAAAGCAGCGGAAGGAGGCTGGTAGTCCATACGGCTTTGGCCTCTCTTGGGACCAATTAAATCCCAAGAGATTAGCGATCTTAGCGGCTCTGGGCATCTCGCGAAAGTGAGATAGCACCCATCTTGCTAAGATCTATCTGCTTGCGACCTAGAAAACGGCGCCTTGAGAAAGCGCTTGCTGTCGCGAGTTAATCTCCATAACTTCGGAGGTCAACTACACATGTTTTCAGATCCACAATCCATCACCATTAACGGAGTCGCCAAATCGATGGCTCGTATTGCAATTGATGGTTTTAAAGCCATCTACAGTACGGCCGATGAGTTATTTAAATTAACTCTTTCACACACGAAGTCCAAGGGCCGAATTCGGTCCATGGTTCGTGTCGATCAGCGCGCCATTGTCGCAGATCCGTTGACTTCTGTCAACGACTATGAGACACTTGGTGTTTACCTTGTCGTGGATAGACCCGATTATGGGTATACCCAGGCACAGGTAGACTACGTTATAGCCGGTCTTAAGACCTGGCTAGATACCACTGCATCAGGAAAGCTCTTTGGTCAGGAATTCTGACCGAGACCTTTGAGTAATCAGGTAGATTACCTAATTGCTCCACTTATGAACTCCCTTTTGGGAGCTCTGTGACTCTGATGCTTTTCTTGTGGGGTGTCGGATTGGCCGGCGCCCTTTGGCGTCGGTACATGCAGACTTGTGTAGCTTGAAGCTGACCCCCTTATCGAAG